TACGTTATAAACAGTAGGCGCCGCAGGGGTACTTCCAGAGCAATCTGGACAAGTTATGGAAGCGCCTAATGCACCACTTAATTGTTGACGAGTAATGACTTGATCAGAATAGTATCCGTCTACGGCTAGAACTGTTAATGCTGCATCAGTATATACAGCTGTTGCTTCTGAAAGAGTTGGAGCATCGATAAATAAAGCTAATTGTGACATTTTTTAATATTTTATGTTGGGCATGTTACTTCTACTATGTAACCCGTGTCTTCTAACGGCCCATAAACCTCTATTTGACAAGATGTAGTAGCTGTATTTTTAGCAAAAGTATACTCAAGAATCTTCATTCTAGATTTGTCTATAAAACCTCCATTGGCTACTGTCGGAAGTGGCGCTGTACCATTGGGCTCGTAAGCATTACCTGAGATTGGCTCTACATAGGGGCTTCCCGTATTTGGGTCTGTGCCTGATAATTCAGCATGTAAGTTGGAAATCATCCCAGTGTCTCCTTGATATTGACTGTCTACAACAGTAACTCCATCAAATTTAACAATCATTCTGTCTGGAACATTTTCAGCATTAAACTTAACGGTAACAGTTCCAGTGCTACTGCCTAAATCAATATTACGTCTATCCGGATAATTAACTCCTCCTGTATATCCAACATTTTCATTACATGGGGTAGTTGGTGCAGGAGGTGCGCATGAACAGCAAGAGTTAAACTCTGCTAACGCTCCAAAGTCTGTAGTGTTTTGACAAAGAGTTATAGCTGTTATTGTTCTATAGTCCCAAATTAAGTATAAATTATTATCTGCCGCGGTCATAGTTGGCATTGTAAAGTTAGCATAATTTGAACCAGCTGTAGTTACAATAGGCGTGGCTTCGCTAGATGCTGAAACTAATGCATTTATGTCTGCCGTCGTATTGCTATACACCGTAGAGCTTCTTAAAAACCTTAATTTATTACTGATAACATCAAAGTCAAAAGTGTCTGAACTAAACTTATTGCTTATAATTGAAACTAAGGCACCTTCATCAGGCACTGTATTAGATCCTAATGCACCTTGCAAAGTGTAATACTGTGAAACCACTGGATTAGTACCGCTAGCAAAAGTTACTAAATTAGATTCTAGTGGTGAGCTAGAAACATTATCAGTCCATCTATATTGATTATGGATTGTTTTAAGAGCGTCACCGTTATTTGTTAGGGCTATGTTATAAACTGTTATTAAGTTTTGATCTGGACAGCTTACAGTAACCTCTGCACTATCAGCAACACTAGCGTTTGTAGTAGCCTCAATTGTAACCTCTGATTCGCTAATACTATTTTTAGCAACCGTAAAGCTTCCGCTAACAAATACTAAACCACTTGTGTATTTAACACCATTATAATATGCGTTAAAGGTATAACCAACTCCCGTGTTAGTATCTTGAGTTACGATTGGAGAGATTCCAGCTTCTGTTTCCATTATCTGTAGACCACCTGCTGGAGTCCCTGGTTCAGTTATGATATCGTCATCTGATGCATCAGGTATAATATAACTAACAGTAACTTGACCAACGTCTTGCCCTACGTCAACACAATATATATTTCTTTTACCTGGTTCTAGAACTAAATTTTCTGCTATGCCACAGGCTAAACATAATCTAAAGTCAAATGTGTTTTGAAGATTGCCTGCTAATACAAATTCGTTTGTATAAGGGTCATAACCCCCTAGCTTTTGAGTACCTAAAGAGTTGATAAAGAAGTCTCTAAACCATCCCCTCATTCCTCTTTCTGATATTACAGATAGCTCTTCTTGACCACTTGATCCGCCTCTTAATCTAAGTACAGCTCCGCGTTTTGAGTCTACGAAATATTTATCATATCCCCATACGGCAAAACTCTCTGGATTATTACTTATACCATACTCCTCATCTCTTGCTATCTGCACACCTAAAACTTGAGGTACGCTAGTAAGGGCTCCCCCTCCGCCTGCATCTGTTAAAAGATCCTTACCAACAGGTACATACGATATTCTGTCTTCTTGTAAAGTAAGAATATCTGTACGTCTAGAATACAGCCTTCTTATTGGCCCAAAGGAATCTTCTAATGGACTAAAGTTAGCCAAGCCTAGATTAAATTCATTTAGTTTATTTATGTTGCTTTCATCGTTGAATACACCACTGTATGTTAAATCTGAAAATCGGTGTGCCTCTTTGTATATCTGAGAAGATGTTGTAGTTGTTCTATTGCCAAAAGTTAATCCCTTGCCTGTAATAGAGTCTCTGATTTTATAGCTTTCTATACCATCTCCAAAGGCTATACAGTTTGAGAACCCTGTGTCTACAATAGCATCTTGCGCAACTATAAGCCCTGAGTTATCAATATCTATAATTTGATTTTGAACACTACCTAAATGCTCCCCTAAAGAATTAATTCCAAAAGATTTATCATTTTCAAACCACACATCTGGTAGTGCATCTAAAGGTTGTGTTTCAAACACCACAGATGATGATGCTCTAGTTACCTCAATTTCAACATCAAGCCTTGAATCACCTCTTGAGGGACATTCTCGTCCTCCTGTTATTCCTAAAAAAGTTTCGCCTGTTGCTGTGTTTTCAATAAACCTAAGGTAAAAGAACTCTTCTAACTGAGGTAAATCAGTGTTAACAGGATTCCTAGTAAGCTGCAATGTGGTGTTATCATATTGAATATTTGTTCCAGTGTCAAAATCTAGTCCTTCTTGTGCATCGCCTAATCTAAAAACAGAGTTTCTCTGCATCACCCCAGTTGTGAGAACACCTAAAGCCTCGCCGTCAAAAAAGGCTTTAAAGTTTGCAAAGGTTGCGCTTGCTGTAATATCTTGTTCATATATCCATACTTCCCTAGGACAGTTGTTACTCGTAGAACTACCCCCAGGTCTAACTGATTTAATTGATATTTTTACTGAACTATTTTCTGGAATACTATAATCCATGTTTGCAGTTGCTCCGGTCCCCGCTGGATTAGGAATAGTAACAGGATAAAATACTTTTGGATAGAAATTGTTTTTTACATCTCCATCACCGATATTTCCATAAGTAATATATGGATTTGTAAAAGTAGATACTACAAAGTTTGTAGGTATCATCTTCATATAAGTGCCTGGAGGCGCTTCAATAGTTTGCGTTGTATCTAATGGATTTTGATAAGATATAAATCCTTTTAACTGCGTTGTTTTTTCTAATACCACCGCTGTTGCGCACTGTGATAATGCGCCTGATGTATCTTTTTTGACTATTAATCTATCGCCCTCTTCTACCTTATTGGCATTCTCACCTTCAAGCAAAAAGTATATGGGCGCAGTATTATCTTCTTTTACAAAATTAGATACGTAAATCGTGTCATATGTAGACTTACTTGACTTAATACAAAACTTATATCTTGTTGCCCAATATGGAGCGTGTTGCGCAGGAGCTCCTCCTGATTGTCCACCAGGTATATTTACTGTAATGCTATTGGTAAAAACAGAATTTTTACAAGAAACATGAGTGGTATTAAATGGACCTACTAATGCTGTTGATGACCTATTAAAATCATCCATATAAATAATTCCAATTTCATAATCTCTATTGCTGTGGAGACTGTAATTATTATTAGTGGTTCTTAAAAAAGATTCAGCACTTAAGATTTGGAAGTATTCAAAAGACGTATTAGCTCCATCTACCCACTTCATAGCAACTAATTGTAATCCAATACTAGTTGAATTTGGTGTAGAATAAATGGTAAAACCTTGTGTAGCTCCAGTAATTCCGCTTTCGGTTTTTACAAATGCTCCTAATTGCGCAGGTATCGAGCAATTAAAGGCGTCTGTAAATGTAAAGCCATTGCAAGAATTAGGCACTGTCTGTATATTAGTCGATGTGCCAATGCTGTTAATAAAATGAGGGTCTGCAGCTAAGTCAAAAGCTGTCGCATAGTCTTCAAGTAAAGTATAAGAAAACCCTATTTCTGTAACCGGAGTAAGAGAAGTTGGTGCAGTTCCACTAGAGGTGTAAAAAGATAAATGAGTAAAATTTACCAGCCAAGATATGACTGATCCTTTTGTTAATGGTAAAGTGCTTAAGTCAATATAAAATATAGAATTGGTTATAGTGGCTGTTTGCCCGTATGTATAATAACCATCTCCTATAGTTTCTATTAGACCCGTTTGGTTTATTTCATTAGATGAAAGATTTAAATTATAGGTAAAGTTTACTGCATTATTCTGTCTGTCTTTTAAATTATAACCCTCAAAATAATTACCATATACTAAGCGGTTGCCCATCAAAGTTTGCGCTTGTGCTTTTAAAGGAACATTGTCATACAATCTAAGCACCTCATACTCAGGCAAAACAGTAAATATTTTTTGATCTTCAAAAGTAAAGGTGAAAGAATTATTGTCCCCTAGTCCTTGCTCTGCTTTGTTGATGGTCTCTATAATTTTAATAGTAGGATCAGTCATGTCTTTAAACAACAACTGAATTGCAACAACTAAAGGACCGCCAGTATCAAATGTAATTTGAACCACATTTGCAGTGTTTAACATTCCTTCGTTTAAGAAACTTGATTCACTAAACCTGTAAGCACCTGCTTCAAATGCTGGTGGGCTAAACTGGGAGGTTGCTGAGAACTCTCCATTTTGATATTCATAACGATAAGCAAAACAAATAAACCTGTCTTCTAAAAATACTGTGCCGTCAGCGACAGTTGAGGTTACAATTGTGGGCGCAGTTATTGGTGGTTTTTTTATAACTAATATACTCTCAGCACTAAATTGGTCTATATAAGCCATATTATATTTTTAAGGTATATGTAACGCCGTCCACTAATGTTATACCTGTTAGAGATAATCCTCCTAATGATTCTGGATTTTGAGTAGCATTGCTTTCATCTACAAATTGTGCTGTTGGCGCATATTGCCCAACAAATTTACCTGACGAACCGTCGCTGCCTGTAACTTCTCCTCTCATAATTCCTGTCCCTGGATTGCCCCCGCCGCTTGACATTATAAGACCAAAGGTTGCTGTTCCATCGCTATTAGTTACAAAATGGGTTAGTGCAAAACCAGAGGCAGTATTGGCACCTTGTATTCCAAAACCTTTGCTTGTAAGTGGAACATTTACTAGTGGGCCTGGTACTCCAAAAACAACAACGGTTGGCGAATAGCAACCCGTCCCAGGCAAAGCTATTTGAGTTGTGGTTGGCGCTGCTCCTGCTCCTATAGCATTGGTGGGTGTAGGGCAACCCAATACAGTTCCTTGATGAAAACCTGTAGATATTATGCCTGCTTGAGTAATTGACCCAGCTGTAAATACAAATGCAGTTGTGGTACCAGTAGTTACAGTAGAAACAATAGGCTCTCCGTATGAATTTTTAATATTGATAAACCTAGGTGGATTTAAAAAATCTGTAAAAAAAAGTAAGTCACTAACTTTATTGGTGGCTGTAATTAAAAACTGTGGGTTAAAATTTAAGGTTGTATTTATTCCCGATCCATCATCAATACTAATTATGTGATACTTTAAAAAACCCGTCAAGATATTTAGGGATACAATCATGTCTAGCTTACCAGTATCACCGATAGGACATTTCGGGTCATGCACAAACCAATACAATGTTTCGTTTGCTCCATCCTCATACACGCCTATTGTTCTAGCCTCGCTGCTAAGTGGCGTATTGGTTAGAGTAACGGGGTCTATAAAATATAATTGGGATAGCTGTGTATTTCCTTTTGCATTTTCTACTGATCCAACTTCTGACTCTTCAGTTGATCCTAATCTTAAGTTAACAGCATCGACATATTCTCCGTTAGGTAGCAGCCTTTCGTCAAGGCTTTTATTCATTCGCCCTAATACAAAATTTCTTTGTGTGTTTGCCATTTTATTTTAGCCACTTGTTTTCACCTCTCATGTTCATTAACAAACGCCCTGGGTGAATATTACTTAACCGTATTTTTGCATTTCTTAATAATGCTGTCTTATCTTTTCGTGCCCTATTTATTATATATTCTTGTACGCCAAATTTATTATTCAATACCGCATATTTTATATACGCATATATGTAATCCTCAAATAATTTATTCAGAGTAATTAATGTGTCATCACCACCTTCCATACCATCTGATATGTATTCAAGTATACACTGCTCATTAGCCATGGTTGAGTCGAAATTAATCACCCCTGCTTTCTTGTCTATAGTAAATGTGGGGTTCATGTTAGCCGTCTCGGTGTTAAGGCCGTAGCGAGCTCCTATGTAGGTATCGTAATAATCTTCGTTAAACGGTGGGTTATTGTCTTGATCTAGGTTGGCTTGGTTTAAGTAAATGCTATTTAAAGAACCATCTTGTCTAGAGGAATCTAGTGTAGAGGTTTGTGTGTTTACATTGTCATCAGCGTCATAAGTAAAAGATGCAGTTGCAGTTTGCACGTATGATAAAGCAGATTGAACTTGTATGTTTTCTAGCAAAGGACGAATGGTGTTATTTTTAAATAAAGATATTCTAACCCAATTGACATAATCCGAAGGCAAAACAAATCTTAAATCAGAATAAACAGTAAGCTGCAGTGATTTTATTTCTTTAAAAGCATCATAGTTTAACTCTTGAATACCACGTTTGGCGTGAAATAATATTTTAAATCTGTCCTCATTATTAACTAACGAATGGTTTCCGCTATACATTAACAAAAAATTAGTGACAATATCTGCTAAACTAACATACTGATATGATCCCCAATTTAAATCTGTGGGATTAGCGCCATCATTAGTATAATATTTTTTTTGATCTATATATGCCATAATTATTGTTGTTGATTTTGCATTTGTTCTTCAACTTGTCCAAACTTAAATATGTCACCCTCTCTGATAGAGATACCTGCGTACTGTAATATTTTAGCGACTAAATCATTTGCATCATCTATCGGTAATTCAAAGTCTTGAAAGTCAGCTTGGCTTTGGTCAAATATAGGAGACCCTCCCGCTATTGTTGTAAAGGTCCATTTTGGATCTAAAGGGTATCGTATGTACTGTGAAGTTATATCTGTTGCCCCGTTAAAAGAAACTGGTAGAACAGTTATTAAATTACCTTCTAGCGTATACGCAGGATAAGTAACTGATGGTGAGGTTAATAAAGAACTATTTAATAAAGTTATCTTACTTTGTGACACTCGTTCTGCTTCTCCTTTTAATTGTCCACCAGAAAAACATAATACTTTATTAATAATATAGTAATCAGCAGGAAGCGTAAAAACATTTGCTGCATTTTGGGCTAGTGTAGCGGTAACTGAAAAAGAATCTATAACTTCTTCGTAGCCTTTTTTAATATCAGCATATCCTGTGCCTGATACCCTAGCGTTTTCCTCGTTTATTTGTTGGTTATAGTTAACAAAGTATTCGTCAAACAAATCTAATTGTGCTTGTTTAGCAAACAAATTAAAATCACTAGGAGAAATATACCCGTAATTATTCTTATTAATAATCGCTAAAACTGTATTACGTACAGAATTTATCATTGTTATTCTTTTACACAAAGATAAGTAAAAAAAAAAGAGGTCAATTTTCGTTGACCCCTCTTTAGATAATTAAGTTATTTGCTAATATTAATCTAGTTCAATAATGCTCACAGCCATTGGGGGAGCCAAAAGAGGAGCGACATTAGTATAAGAGGATGAGAGCAAATTTTGCAATTCTTCTATTAAAAAATTCTGCATCGCCACTTCGGTTGAATCCGCAGCGTGAGTCACCTTTA